GTTTCGTTAATTTTTCATTTCATTTTGTTTTTTTGGAGTAATTTATGTTGTTGCATATCGTTTCTGTTAAGGACACTGCTGCTCAAGCTTTTGGTCGTCCTTTGTTTGTTCCTGCTGTTGCTGTTGCTTTGCGTTCGTTTCGTGATGAGGTGAATCGTAAGGATTCTGCTGATGATCTTTCTCGCCATCCTGATGATTTTGAGTTGTATGAGGTTGGCGTTTTTAATGATGCTACGGGCATCATTGAAGTTTTTGAGCCGCGTATTGTGGCTCGTGCTAAGGACTTGAAGGAGTCCTGACTCTGTGCTGTAATGCACTTAGACCAGTTTTCTACTTGATGTAACTGGTCTAGGTGACACCTTTTCTAAGGTGTCTTTTTTGTCAAACTTTGGGGCTTTTATGAAACCTGTTTCTCGATCTCCGGTGAACAAGCGACGCTCTGCGAGCAAGTTCAATCGTAATACGCGCACCGTTGCTGGTGCTAATGTGTCTATGAACCCCATGCGGGGTGGTTGGCGTCTTTAATGTCTTGCTATGCCCCTATGCCCGCCGTGCGTATGGGCGATGGCTCTGTAAAGTTTGTAAGTCGTAATAAGAAGGGTGTTGATGGAACGCTTGAACTGCCGTGTGGCCAATGTATTGGATGTCGCCTTGAGCGCTCCAGGCAGTGGGCTATGCGTTGTTTGCATGAGTCCTCGCTTTATGAGAGCAATTCCTTCATTACACTTACCTACGATGATTCCAATTTGCCCGCTGGTGGTTCTTTGAATTATCCTGATTTTCAGCGTTTCATGAAGCGGCTGCGTAAGAATTCTAAGTCTACTATTCGTTTTTATATGGGTGGTGAGTACGGTGAATCCACTGCAAGGCCGCATTTTCATGCCTGTTTGTTTGGATATGATTTTCCTGATAAGGTTTTTTTTCGTAAGTCTGCTTCGGGTGAGAAGCTTTACACATCTAAGTTTTTGGAATCTTTATGGCCTTTTGGCCTTTCTTCTATTGGTGATGTCACTTTTGCCAGTGCCGCTTATATAGCTCGGTATTGTGTGCAGAAGGTCACTGGTGATGCCGCCGATGTGCATTATTCTTGTCCTGAATTTGTGGATGAGGACGGTGTTATTCGGAGTTCTGTTGTTCCTGAGTTTAATCATATGAGTTTGAAGCCCGGTATTGGCGCTCGTTGGTTGTCTAAGTACAAGACGGATGTTTTTCCTCGCGATTATGTGGTTGTGAACGGAGTGAAGACTAAGCCGCCTAAGTATTACGATGTTCTTTTTGAGCGTGAGAATCCCGGTGTTTTTTCTGATTTGGTTGCTCAGCGTGAGCTGGATGCCTACTCTGGTTTCCTTTCTGGTGAGCAGTCTACTGCTCGTTTGAATGTTAAGGCGCAGGTGAAATCTGCCCAATTAACTCAATTGAAAAGAGGTTTTTTATGATGCATCGTAACCGTTCTGTTGACCCGCATAAGTTCGCTATGATACCTAAGGCGGACATTCCTCGTGCGTCTTTTAAACGACAGTTTACACATAAGACCACGTTTGACGCTGGTTATCTTGTTCCTGTCTATGTCGATGAGGTTTTGCCGGGTGATACGTTTAATCTTAAGATGACGGCTTTTGCTCGTTTGGCTACGCCTATTTTTCCGGTCATGGATAATATGCACCTTGATACTTTTTTCTTTTTTGTTCCTAACCGTTTGATTTGGGACAATTGGCAGAAGTTTATGGGTGAACAGATTGACCCCGGTGATTCTATTGATTATGTTGTTCCTCAGCAGGTTTCGCCTGCTGGTGGCTATGCTGTTGGCTCTTTGCAGGATTACATGGGTTTGCCTACTGTTGGTCAAGTAGGTGTTGGGAATACTGTTTCCCATTGTGCTTTTTTTACTCGTGCTTATAATTTAATTTGGAACGAGTGGTTTCGTGATGAGAATCTTCAAGATTCTGTTGTTGTTGATCGCGGTGATGGTCCTGACGATTCAACTGATTATGTGATGCTTCGTCGTGGTAAGCGTCACGATTATTTTACTTCTGCTTTACCTTGGCCGCAGAAGGGTGATGCAGTTCGTTTGCCTTTAGGTACTTCTGCGCCCATTTCTTTTAATGGTAGTACTTCTACAAGTAATTATTTGGGTGTTGTTAGCTCTGTTTCTGGCAATAATGTTTCTTTGCGTGCTGAAGCTGGTACTGACTATATTGGTACTTCTTCATTTACCCCTTCTAATATGCTTTATGCTGATTTGAGTGAAGCGACTGCTGCCACTATTAATCAGCTCCGTCAATCGTTTCAAGTTCAGAAATTGCTTGAACGTGATGCGCGTGGTGGTACTCGTTATACTGAGATTATTCGATCTCATTTTGGTGTTATTTCTCCAGACGCTCGTTTGCAGCGTCCTGAGTATTTGGGTGGCGGTTCTACGCCTGTGATTATTAATCCTATTGCTCAGACTTCTGGTTCTTCTGTTTCTGGTTCTGATACGCCTTTGGCTAATTTGGCTGGTATTGGTACTGCTTTGACTAAGCGTGACGGTTTTACACAGTCATTTACTGAGCACGGTGTTGTTATTGGCCTTGTTTCTGTTCGCGCTGATTTGACATATCAGCAAGGTTTGCCACGTATGTGGTCTCGGTCTACTCGGTACGATTTTTATTTTCCTGCTTTTGCTATGCTTGGTGAGCAGGCTGTTTTGAATAAGGAGATTTTTGTTACTGGTGATTCTGCCGATAATGATGTTTTTGGTTATCAAGAGCGATGGGCTGAATATCGTTATAAGCCTTCTATGATCTCGTCTTTGATGCGTTCTACTGCTGCTGGTACTATTGATGCTTGGCATTTGGCTCAACGTTTTATTTCTCAGCCTACTTTGAACAGTACGTTTATTGAAGATCGCCCTCCTGTTGAGCGCGTTGTAGCTGTTGGTTCCGAGGCTAATGGTCAGCAATTTTTGTTCGATTCGTTTTTCGATTGTGTAACGGCTCGTCCGATGCCGTTGTATTCTGTTCCTGGTTTGATTGATCATTTTTAATATGTTAGGAGAAATGTTATCCCTTGGTGGGAATCTTCTTAATAATTGGTTTGCTGGTGAGCGTCAGTCTGATGCGCAGGAATTTTCTGCACAACAGTTTGCTTCTCGCTATCAGACCACTACTAAGGATATGAAAGCGGCTGGTTTAAATCCAATGCTCGCTTATTCCCAAGGTGGGGGCAATGCCCCTACTTCGTCTGCTGCTTCGTCTGCGGGTGTTCCTGACATGGGTCAGACAATGATGCAGGCGAAGATGAATGCTGCTCAGGTGGCCAATGTTCAGGCTGATACTGAGAACAAGCGGGTTCAGTCTGCTTTGATTCAAGCTCAGACTGAGCATGCTACGGCGTCAGCTGGGCAGGCTAATGCTCAGACTGGATTGATTAATGAGACGGTTAACAAGGTTGTTGCGGAGACTAAAAACCTTGGGAGTGAGTTTCACCGTATCAATGCTGCCGCGGATCAACTGACGAAGCAGGCGCAGTTGTTGTACAAACAGGGTTTGAATGCTACCGAAATTGGTAACAATTTACGGGCTACTTTGACTCAGATTAATGCTCAGACTGGTTTGTTTAATTCTCAAACTGCGATTAATGATTTTGAGAAACAATTGCGTGCTTTTGATGTTGATGCCGCTAAGTCAGCTGGTAATTTAGGTCGTGAGTATGGCCAATTTGGCGGTACTCTTAAGATTCTTTTGGATGTTCTTAAAACTTTGAAAAGGTGAGTTATGTTTTTTCGTACTGGTTACAACTATGACGTTGATGCTGCTTCGTCAGCTGTTGGTCTTTCTTGCCCTGAGGATTCTCTGGCTGTTCAGTCCGCTAAGGATGAATCTGATATCAATACGATCGTTCGTCGTTTTGGTCTTACTGGTGAGTTGCCCAACGATATTGCTATGCCTGGTCAAGGTGACTTTGCTGGGGCTCCGGACTTTCATACGTCGATGAACTTGGTTCGTGCTGCCCAGGAGGAGTTCCTCCGGGTTCCGGCTCACATTCGTGAACGGTTCATGAACGATCCTGGTCGTTTCATGTCTGCCTTTGAGGATGAGTCTATGCGTCCCGAGCTTGAGCGTCTCGGGCTTTTGAATCCGCGGCCTCCGGCTGCGGATGTAGCTGTGTCGAATCCGCGGCCTCCGGCTGCGGATGTAGCCGCGCCAGCGGCGTAACGGTCTTTTTAGCTTTGATTAACCGGATGTTGGGGCCCGAATAGGGCCCTTTCTCTTTGTTTTATTTTCATTTTTTTTTCTATTTTTCATTTTTTTATTTTTTCATTGTTTTATAATTTGTGTGCTGCGTTTTGCAGTGTTGTTTTAGGAGTGTTTTATGGATGATTTGTCATCTGATGACTTTGCAGCTATTTTGGCTGCTCTTATCGTGCAGGAGGCGTCGTTAAAGCGCGCCTTTCGGTCTGCATCTTCGTCTAACGTGAAGGATGCGTATTCTCTCGAGCTTGAGTACGTTGTTTCTCTTATTTCTCGTGT